CACAACGCTTGCAGCAGGTTACGCACGAGGAAGTCGAGCGCATGACCAAAGAGGCTGCCAAGATAGCCGAGGAGCATCATCTTGACACTATCCGCAAGTCTGCCAAGACACCGCCCGAGGAGTGGAAGAAAGGCAAACGCCAAGACCACGACCAACTGCCGGAGGATATTCAAGCACTCTATGCCGAGAACTTGAACCTGCTGCATCGTATGCGCGAATGTCATTTGCAGGCTCGCAAGATTGCGCAAAGCACACAACCTTGCACCGACTGCGATATCTATCCGTGCGTTAAGGAACTTATCGAACTGGATAAACGCTATCATGCCAACTGGCAGGCTTATGATGGGTACGGACGCGAGCCAAAGGCTGAATGAAAAGGGGTGTTTCGATAGAGGACTACCTGAAGCCCTTGCAGCCTAACCAAACGCAGTGCTATCTGACCAACACGCTGCAAGTGGCGGATATTGTCGAATGGACTCTTGCACAGATTGGCAAGAGTACCATTTGGCAAACCTCGTTCTCTATCTCGGAGGAGTTTTTGCGCAGGCTCTATTTCATCTCCAAGTCAGGCAACGTGGAAACGATCCACCTTGTGCTTGATTTCAAAGCCACGCAGAAGACACTCCGCCTGTGGGCTTTTATCTCGCAGGTCATTGAACATACCTACCTTGCTGACAACCACAGCAAGGTTATTCTTATTCAGTCTGCCGTGATGAGTGTAGCCATCATCACCTCGCAGAACCTCACAAGAGGTAACCGGCACGAGAGTGCCATTGTTACCACAGACCCTGCTATCTTCAAGACCTTGCACGAGGAGATTGAAGACCTTATCCGCAATCACTCCGTCCCTCTTTCGGAGTTATACAACGCACAAGTCAAATCATAATGCACGCTATTCACATCAACACTATGCGCGAAATGCTGGCGCACCCCGAGCCGGTGGATATTTCGCTGTTCACAAGCAAGGGCGAGGTGCAGCACTACAAGAACTGCATTTCGCTCCGCTATGATTTTCGCAACGGCACACGCCGGATCAAACTCCTCTCATCGGGACAAATCCGCCAAGTGCGCGATGTCTGCATCTTCCAAATAAACGGCATGGAGGTGTTTTTGTAGCGTCTTTTCGCCTATTTAGCTTCGCTATTACCTTTGCAACAAAAACAGACTTATGAATTATTCTTTTGCAAGCATAGAGCAGCTGCCGAACGCGAAAGCGTCCGTGGCTTTTGTGCCGGACAGCGGCACAGTGTTCCGTGAGGACACAAAGCTTGATAGCCGGGTCCTCAATGGTGGGCAGAAATTCATTCCGTGGGGGATGGATAACCAAATGCCGTATAATATCATCTCCAAAATCGAAGATGATGAAACGCTCGCCACCTGTATGCAGTTCAATGCCGAAGTGTGCTATGGCGCAGGCTTGCAGTACAACACCGAGAAATGCACTGCACAAGTGCAGAGCGACATCGAGGACTTCCTGCTGCAGAACGACCTCGCTTCGTATTTCCTCGGTGTAAGTCAGGATTTCAAGTATTTTGCTTTTGCCGTTACCGTCCTTATCTTCAACAAGGACGCAAGCAAAATTGTGCGTATCGTCCGCAAAGAGGCGTGCAACTGTCGTTTCGCTCCTGCTGGCAAACGCGGCAACATCCCTTGTGTGCTGTTTGCCGACTGGCGCAACGAGCAACTGCCGGAACACTACGAGCGTATTCCGCTCTTGTCTGTTTCCGCTCCGTTCGCTGACTTGCAATCCCGACTGCAAGCCAACACCAAAGACCGCAAGTTCGCGGTCGTGACGCGCATTCCAACACCCGATTACTGTTATTATCCAATCCCTTATTACGCTTCGCTTTTCAAAGGCAAGTGGTATGACATCAAGCGTCTTATTGCCATTGCCAAAGAAGCCAAGTTGCGCAATGCTGCGCCTATCAAGTACCACATTGAGGTGGCGCAGAAATACTGGGAAACGATTTTCCGTGCTGAAGGCATCACGGACAAAGCGGAGATGCAGAAACGGGTGAACACCGAGAAGCAGCGTATCATCGACTTCCTCACCGGCGCAGAGAACAGCGGCAAGGTGTGGTTCTCGATGTTCTATGTCAGCCCGGACGGACAGGAGCAGCACGATGTCGTTATCAACAAGATTGAGAACACCAAAGAGGGAGGTGATTGGGAAACGGATATCCAAGAGGCTATCAACATGGTCTGCTTCACCATGCGCGTGCATAGTAACCTTGTCGGCAGTGTGCCGGGCAAGGCGCAGACCAACAACAGCGGTTCGGACAAGCGCGAACTCTACACCATAGCCCAAGCCCTGCAGAGACCCTACCACGATATGCTGTTTATCGTTCATCGCTTGATTATCCGGATCAATCAGTGGAAAGGTGCTTTCCCTGAATGTCCGTTTGTTATGCTCACCACGCTTGACCAACACACAGACGCTAAACAAATTAACCCCGACCGCCATGATGATAAATGATGATGCCCAACTGCGGCAATACATACCCAACGCCCTTGTTACCGTCAGTGGCGAGCAGACGCTTTACGACAAACTGCAAGTCGATTTGCAGTTGTCTGAAGCATGGTTTGCCCGCACTTTCGGCGTAGTTGAAAGCACCCCGACAGCGTGCAAAGTGCTTGCTACTGACGCATTTTTGAGGGCTGTACCGAGCCTTGACCTTGTGCTGACTGCCAACGGTTTCGGCATTGTCAGCAACAACACTATCGCCCCGGCATCGCGCGACCGTGTCGATAGGCTCATAGGCTCGTTGGAGAGCAATCGGGATTTTGCTATTGAGCAACTGCTGCACGAACTGCTGCAGTCGCCGGAGTGGAAAGAGACACCGCAAGGGCGGTACTTCCTTGCAACGCTCTATCAAACGCCGCTGTCGTTGCCTCGTGAGCTACATCGGGGCAAAGCATGGGACTACTTTCAGCAGACCCACGCGCAGATAGTCCTCATCGAGCAGGAACTGGCAGACAAGTTCATTTCTCGTGAGATCTATACCCGATTGCGCAACGACATCGGCAATCCTGATTTTGCCGACCTTGTGAAGCCTTTGCAGGCTATTGAGTTGCAACTGCTCACCGGCAAGCCGTTACCTTACAAGCAACTCGTGGCACTCGTGGACTACATTCGCAAGAGCGAACTCTATCAGGAGTGGCAGACCTCGCAGACGGCAGAGCTGTTCAAACCCCATTCGTTCAACAATCAAAAAGATGCCGCCGGATATTGGTGGTAATGCCTATGATTACGCTTAATCTAACACTCCCGACCTGCTGGCAGGAACTGACCGCCACGCAAATGCGCTACGTGTTTTTCCTGCTTACGCAAAACTATTCCGCAGACGAGGTGAAGACCTTTTGCCTCATTCGTTTCAGCGGGCTTCAAGTCCTTGGCAAAGAGGACACCGGCTATCGCGTGATGTATGAAAATAATCCTCATACCATCACCGCCGTACAGATAGCCGAGCAGTTGCCTCGTCTTGCTTGGCTTGATGAGTTGCCCCTCGTGCCGTTGCGCCTGGCACAAATCGGCAAGCACAATGCAGTGGCCGCCGACTTGACAGGCGTGCCGTTCTCCGACTACCTCGCTTGCGATAATCTCTATATCGGTTATCTACAGACCCAGCATAACGACCTCTTGCGTGAGATGGCCGCTATCCTCTACAAGGCAAGCGACATCACGCTGACGGACGAGGAAGCAATCTCTGTTTTCTATTGGTTCGCCTCGCTAAAAGCGTACTACCAACGCCGTTTCCGCTATCTGTTTGCCTCTGCCACGGACAGCGGCAACCTATTGAGCGACCCAAGCAGCATGGCAACCAAGTTGCAGACCGCTATGGATAACCAAATACGCGCACTTACCAAGGGCGATGTGACCAAAGAAGAGCAAGTGCTTGCCACCGACACGGTGCGAGCCTTGACCGAGTTAGACGCTATGGCGCGTGAGTACCAAGAACTGCAAAAGGAGGTGAAACGATGAACGATAGTAATTGGAACGCTACAGCCTTTTTCGAGGACTTGACCAAGCGCAACAAATTGGCGCAGGCAAACGGCTTTCGCTTTTGTAGAGTGAGCGGTCTGGACGGCTTTGAGGAGGCTCTGCAGGTGATGCAGTCCACGACTGCTTTTGTGTGCGTGAGTGACCTCTCGCAGGGCTTCACGGCACTCAACAACACACCCCGGACACGCCGCGTCAAAACGGTGTTTCTCGCTATGCGATGTGCTGTTGATGATATGGCGGCACGGCAAGCCTGCCTTGACACCATGCAAGAGCTGTTCCGACAGTTTATGTCGGTGCTAATCCAAGAAGAAACGCGCCTCCGCGAGCGGTTTATCTATCTTGACCCGCGCATCAGTTTCCACGAGATAGACCGCTATTTCTTCTCTGGTTGTACCTGCGCTTTCTTTGAAATCGCCATTGACAAATATACCGATTTACGATTTAATCCGGAGGAGTGGGAAACGCCCGCCCCGTAACGCCTATGGAATACACCGAAGAAATGTTAGAGCAGATTGAGCAACTTGCTTCTATCTATATGCCAATCCGAGACATCGCCCTTATCATTGAGGTCGATGAAACGGCACTGCGTGAGGCAATCCAATCTCAGAGCCACCCTGCTTCTCGTGCCTACCGAAAGGGCAAAGCCCTCTCCAAGGTGGCACTCCATCAGCAGGAGATGAACCTCGCCAAAGTAGGCTCGCCCTTGGCATTAGAAAACGCACGGCAGAACCTGCTCGATATGGAAGATGATGAGTAATGACTTATGCCCCAAACGAACATCAGAGACATAGCACAACGCGACTTGTTCACTGCTGAAACGCAGTTGCTTGAACGGTACAACCAAGACCAAGTCGCTCACATCTTGCGCTTACGCGAGATGTATGCTTGGTTTGTGGCAAGTCCAGACATCAAAGACCGGCAGATCATCACGCAGACGCTTGACCGCTTCCATATCTCGCGAGCAGAGGCATACGCAGACCTCGCTATCGTCAAAATGCTTTTGCCGTTGCTCTCGTCTGCTTCGCGTGATTTCCACCGCTACCGTGCCAACGAAATGCTGTTAGAGACCTATCGCATGGCAAAGGCTCGCAAGGACACCAAGACCATGGAACGTGCCGCTGCCTCTTATGCCAAATACAACCGTGTCGATTTGGAGGACGAGCAGGCATTGCCATACGATATGATTGTCGTGCAGCCGTTCACTGCTACCAGTGACCCGACTGTGCTTGGCTTGAAGCCTATACCGAACTTGCAGAGCAAGATTGATAAACTCCTTGCCAAGTATCGTGCGGAAACTATTGACATCGAAGATATTGAGTACGAGGAAGCCGACCTTGAAGAAACGATTTATTTCCCATCTGAAGACACCAATGGCTGAAGTCTATTTCAATAATCCCCAACGCCGCACGCAACTCATCGGTGCTAACACCACCGTTATCGTTGCCGGCCGCCGTACAGGTAAAACGGACAGCATCGCTTCTCCGTTTGTCCTGCGCAATATGCAGCGTATGCCCGGCTCAACCGGCGGCATTGTCGTTCCCACGTTCAAGCACGGACTTACCAACACAATCCCCGGACTGCTTGCTGCCCTGAAACGGTGGGGTTATCTCAATGGCGTTCACTATGTCGTTGGCAGAAAGCCACCAAAGGGCTTTCAGTCCGCCATTATCGAACCTACCGACTATGAGCATGTCATCTCGTTCTACAACGGCTCTCGCGCTATCATCATTTCCCAAGACCGCCCTGGCTCGTCCAACTCGCTCACGCTCTCTTGGCTCCTCATCGATGAAGCAAAGTTCATCGACTACGAGCGGCTGAAAGATGAAACGCTCCCTGCCAATGGTGGCATAAAGTCGTACTTTGGCAAGCACTCCTTCAATCATTCCATCCTTATTTTGTCGGATATGCCGCAGACCAAGAAAGGCTCTTGGTTCTTGCACTATGAAAACAAAATGGATAAGGAACTCATCGCCACCATTGAGGCAACTGTTTGCGAGATTTGGCGCGTCAAGCAGCGTATCAAGTCCGACCGAGCCGCAGGCAAGACACCGCCGGAGTACTTGCACAAACACCTGCGCCACCTCGATAAGCAGCTCAATCAGATGCGCTCGGTCGCTGTCTATTACAAAGAGTATTCCTCTATCGAAAACCTGCAACTGCTTGGCGAAACTTACATCAAGCAGATGAAACGCGACCTCACACCGCTCACTTTCCAAACCTCTATCCTTTGCCAACGCATAGGCATTGCCAAGGACGGTTTTTATTCCTCGATGAGGGAAGCGCACTACTATGACGCTTCGAACTTTGAGTATTTGGACGCTATGTGGGCAGAACTCGCCGCCACTGGCGAACTCGTAGCACCTCTGCCCACCGTCCAACAGGACAGCGATGTTATCCCGGATATGCCGCTCTACATCGGTATGGACTACAACGCCAACATTAACTGGATTGTTGCCGGTCAGCCTGTGGGGAAACGGCTGAATGTAGTCAAGTCCTTTTATACCAAGTTCGAGCGGAAAATCCCTGCGCTCATTGCCGACTTTTGCGCGTACTACGAGACCCACCAAAACAAGACGGTCGTTTTCTACTA